CGACTTAGGCAGCGCACGCACTGCAGCGTTTGGGGGCATAGTTGCTTCGTTCCATCCGGGTCATACGTAACTAACCTTTCAGCATGGGGCTGCGAGTTTGTGTACGCTTTGCATTGATTCAGTATCTTGTCAGCAGGCTTATAGGTAAGCCTGCGAAACCCCGGCCAATAGTGCACCGCACAGGACGCTACTCCTGCACAGGGCACCGACGCCGGACTAGATTGTTAAAGAGCGGGGGAGTTAAACGCGTTTAACGCTGAACCCCCTGTTGAATCGATTTCCGACCCAACGATGTTATTGTAACCCATATGAGGGGTTTTGTCAAGTGTTTATTCCTGATTAGCGTCTACCGATTGGTGGTTTGTGTTGCCACGCCAACGAGCAATAGCGTCCGTCTCCTCGGGCGTCCCCGGCTTGGACCGGGTCTCAAGCAGCTTGTAGGCACGCCGGCTCACTAAGTGCACGTTGTCCGGTGCCATGGGCTTGGTGTTGTCCTTGCGAGCAATGGCGATGAGCCTGTCATCTTTCGGGTAGGCATGTCTGTCATAGATCAAGGCCACACCCAGCACCGGGCAGCGCTCGGGGAACAGCCGTTCTCCACGGTGCTTGATCAGTAGGTCTTCGACACTGAACTTGCCGTACCTGGGTGCGGTACCTGCACCCCTAACGAGATCCCGACCGTAGGCACCGCTCTTGGCTCGCTGCGTCTCCGATGCCAGGGACTTCCAGCGATAGTCCTTCTTGTAGTCCATGGACACACCATTCCTGGGCACTGCGGCACCTATGGCCTTTCGCACCACTGCGGGGGACACTTCAAAGAGTTCAGCCACAACGGGCAGCACTTGGAACTGCTCGGCACCTGTGCGCTCGGTCAACCGCTGGAACGCGTCCTGTATGGCGCGGTCTCGAAAAGCGGTCCACGTATCTGAGGGGGAAGTTTTGTGAATAATGTTGATGACACTCTGTGCCTCGTTGACCAGCAGGGGGTCCAGGCTCAGCATCCCGTCGCGGGCTTCAGGGTCCAGGGCAGCGTAGGCGGCGAGCAGGGGGTCGTAGTTGGGGCCGATGGCGTAGCTGATACCACTAAAAAAGTAGATAGGTGTCCCATCGGGGGTGAGGGTACGGGGCACGGGCTTTCCGCGTAGCGCGAGGGGCACTCGGGTGGCTTGGCTGAAGATCCAGCGACCATCGGGGCGCAGGGCGACGAGTTGTAGAGCTAGATCGATGTCGATGGGCTTCATGAGGGCTCCGGGCAGGTGTTAGGGGGGCTGCCTAGTATAGTGAACTGCTCGGGCCTGAGGGGATACCTGAGCAGGCTGTGTGGGCTTGTTCGGAATGTTCGGAATGTTCGGAAAATAAGAGGTTGCGCAAGTTGTTGATTCTGGCTGATTTCAACTATTAAGTTCCGAAGTTCTATTAAACCTGGAAAAGAATGACCGGGATGGCGCCTCAAAAGTGCTTCTCTCTATGCTAAAAAGTGCTTTACAGCCCCCTATAGGTACTAAGTAAAGAAGAAGTAGGGCTTACCCCTACCTACCTTTTATTTATTTTTTAAAAAAGAATAGAACAACCGAACAAAACGCACGGCGCCCTTGCAAATCAACAACTTGCGTGCTCGCGTCTGCACCGAACATGCAGAACATTCGGAACAGGCTGCGCGGACCAGTTAAACGCGTTTAACTCGACCCTCTGCTCGCGTCCTCGTGCCGGGATCGGGTGTCAGCGGGGCCGTTAAACGCGTTTAACTCCGCGCTAGCATACATTGTGTGTTTTGTCAAGTTAAACGTCGTTTAACTCGGGGCCTCGATGCGGGCTTCGCTCGCGTGCAGGCCGCAGGCCCACGCACGTACCGTGCTCGCGTGCCGCTCGCCCACTCGCGTGCTCGTTGACATCCGGTCCCGACCGCACCAAGTGCGGCCCGAGTAGACACAAAAAAGCCCGCAGGGCGCGAACCCTGTGGGCAATGAAAAACCCCGGCATCGCCGGGGTTTGTGTTACAGCATCGTGTCCAGTCGAATGAGTGCGTCGCGCACTCTCTCCCACTGTCTTACGACTTCCATAATCCTAGCCGCTGCGGTCAGCGGGTCTGTCGCCCCGTCTTCAGCGAGGATCGTCCTCGCTCGCGCTTCGACTTGCTTGTGCAGCCCCACAAGGGCGTTGTCCGCACTGATTTGCTGTTGACTGGCCTTGTACATTTGATTCTCCAAAAAGGCCCCCCGAAAGGGGGGCCGGGTTGATCACTTCGCGTTACGCTTTACGAGGGCGATCAGTTTTGCGCAGCAGTCCTGGACTGCGACGATGTCTTCTGACGCCCAATCTTTGCGGCCCGGGACCTGCGCCCGAATCCCTTCGATAAACTGGACCCAAGCCCGATCCTCGTTCGGGACAGCAGGCGCCTCAGCGGCGGCCTTGTCGGTCTCGGGCTTGCCCTTCGGGCGCCCGCCCTTCCCCTTGGCCTTGGGACCATCGTTGATCATGGCGTGGAGGTTCTTAGGCTGTTTGCCGGCCTTAGCCCATGCCAGCATACGGCTAGCGTAGACCTTGACCGTGCCAGCGCTCAGGTGCGGGAGACCCGCAACGATGGCGGCGCCAACCTCGGGGTTGCTGGGGAACTCCCCAGCTTCATGCCAGCAGCGCATATCCTCAAGCATGAGGGTAAACGCCTCTTCGTGCGCAGCAGCAGTACTGAAGGCGAGCGTGATATTGGACAGATCAAACATGAGAACCTCTATCGGGTTGGTTGTTTATCGCACCGGGATTGATGCGATGGATGAACTATAGCACAGCAGGAAATGGCGTCAAGTTAAACGGCGTTTAATGACCCCCACCGTACCCCGACCCCCCGCGCAGCGTTTGGAGTCCCGCGCTCTCGCTGCGCTGTATTCCGCACAAACGATACCCACTTTTATTAAAACTACTATTAGCACTAAATAAACTACCACAGCACGACATAAATAAAAGTGGTTAGGGGGTACCCCCACCCCCAAATATGCAGACCACCCCCCAAAGGGGACCCAGAGAACCTACCCCGTCAATGGGACCCAGAGAACCTGGGTTGACTTGGGACTCCACAGTGCAGTAGTATTAGGGAACGCCACGGTGCGGCGCGGGAAGCCACCATCCATGATCGAAGCGCAACTAGACGATTTCGTCCCCCTGCCAACAGGTGCAAAGGCCTTGAGCACTGCCGAGTACGCAGCTTTGCGGGCCAAGGCGCAGGCAGCATGCGTCACTGCTGCCACCCTGCTGGACGAAGGCTACGAGTACGACCCCCCTGAGCCAGAGACCCTGCGTGCGCAGGCTGCGGATGTGCTGAAGTACATCAATGCGGGTCAAGCTTCCCCCACGCAGATCATGACCTCCCCAGAGGGTGCGCTGTACATCGACCGCATCCTGAGCCAGTACGACATGGAAGTGGTGCGTGATGCCAAACGGTTGCGCAATTACGTCACCAACAAGCTCATCCTAGAGACCGACAGCCCCGACGCCAAGACGCGCATGCGTGCTCTTGAACTGCTTGGGAAGGTCTCCGATGTCGGACTCTTCACCGAGCGCACCGAGATCACCGTCAACAACCGTTCGACGGTTGAGCTTGAGAACACCCTGCGCGACAAGCTGCGCCGTCTGATGGGTACAGACACTGCCGAAGAGGCTGTCATCCTGGCTCCACCGGTCAGGGCCAGTGCTCCTATCGACATCGATGCCGCTCTGGAAGGCTTGGAGTGAGCACCACGCTCACGGCGCCGGAGATTCAGACCCTGATGGCCAACATCGGGAAGCTGACCCCTGCCGAGCAAGAGCAGTTGATGGCTGTGGTAGAGGAGTTGGAGCGTCGAAAGCACGCCAAAGAGTGCCGAGATGACCTACTAACCTTCTGCAAACACATGGATCCGACGTATATCGTCGCTGCCCACCATAAAAAGCTTGCAGAACTGCTGACACAGATCGCTTACGGACACAAAGACCGTATCGCAGTGTCTATTCCACCCCGGCACGGCAAGTCACACCTAGTCTCTACGCTGTTCCCAGCGTGGTTTTTGGGTAAATTTCCAGACAAAAAGGTGCTAATGGTGTCCCACACGGGTGATTTGGCCGTAGATTTTGGCCGAAAAGTCCGAAACATCATCGCTGACCCCAAATATACGTCCATTTTTCCAGGAATTAGCCTCGCACAGGACTCAAAAAGCGCTGGAAGATGGTCTACAAGCCGTGGAGGTGAGTATTACGCCTGCGGTGTGGGTGCTGCACTGGCTGGACGGGGTGCTGACCTCCTGCTTGTTGACGATCCGCACTCAGAACAAGACCTTTTGGCGGGTAATTTCGAGGAATTGGAGAAAGCCTACCAGTGGTTCACGTTCGGCGCACGTACTCGTCTGATGTCAGGTGGCAGAATTGCCATAATTCACACCAGATGGCACCAAGATGACCTAATTGGGCACGTTGTGAAGGACGGTGCCAACAATCCCAAGGCAGATCAGTACGAAGTCTTCGAGTTTCCAGCCATGCTGGAGACCGCCAGCGGCACCAAGGCCCTATGGCCTGAGAAGTTTGATCTGGATGCACTGGAGCGGACCAAGGCTTCGATGCCTGCCTACCAGTGGAACGCGCAGTTCATGCAGAACCCCACGGGGGAGCAGGGTGCGATCATTCAGCGGGACTGGTGGAAGCCGTGGAAACGCGATTCCGCGCCCCAGTGCGAGTACGTCATCATGGCGCTGGATGCGGCGGCTGAGAAGAACAACCGTGCCGACTACACAGCACTGCTGACATTCGGTGTCTTCACCGACGACGAGCTTACCAAGGGCGAGCCGCACATCATCCTGCTGAATGCCATCAAGGTACGAGTGGAGTTTCCTGAACTGAAGGATCTAGCCATCCGTGAATGGCAGGAATGGGAGCCCGACTCGTTCATCGTTGAGAAAAAGTCCAGTGGCACGCCGCTGTATCAGGAACTGCGTCGCTTGGGCATCCCCGTGCAGGAGTTCACGCCTCACAGGGGCACAGGGGACAAGGTGGCCCGGATCAACGCAGTGGCCGACATCATCCGCTCAGGCATGGTGTGGTACCCCGAGGGGCGCCGCTGGGCCGAGGATGTGATTGAGGAGGTCGTGGCGTTCCCGTTCGGGTCCAATGACGACCAAGTGGACTGCGTGTCCATGGTCCTGTCGCGTTTCCGACAGGGAGGGTTCATTGGCCTGCCGTCTGACTACCGAGACTACACTCCCAGCATCGGGCGCCGTGCGGCGTACTACTGACATGAGCGAATTTTCCGGTACCAACCAACTCATTGACCGCCTTTCGTGGCAGTTGAAGAACGCTGGCATGACCGGTGATGTTCGTCAGGCCGCACTGGACATCCTCAAGAGCCGTGGACACATTGATGCCAAAGGCAACCTCACCGAAGCAGGTAAAGCTCGTGACGCCATGACGGCTGAAGAGCGGGCCCTCGACCGCGCCAAACGTGCAGGACGCACAGGGCCGCTGACCTACAACCCCCAGACCAACCGCGTGACGCGCCGCTGAAGGCGGTGCTGGAGCCCATCATGGCAACCAACATTGACAAAGCTCTGTACACCACCCCCGTGCCTATGATGGGCCTGGGTGCCGCCATGGAAGAGCCGGCCATCGAGATTGAGATCGAGAACCCGGACAGCGTCACGGTGGGCATCGACGGCCTGGAGATCGAGCTTGAGCCCGGGGACGAAGGCCCTGAGAGCTTTGATGCCAACCTCGCAGAGTACATGGATGAGGGCGCACTGCAGACGCTGGCTGGGCAGTTGATCAGTGATGTGGATGAGGACCTGCAGAGCCGCAAGGACTGGGAGAAGACCTACTCCGAAGGGCTCAAGCTGCTGGGGCTGAAGGTCGAGGAGCGCACCGAGCCCTGGGACGGGGCCTGCGGTGTGTTCAGCCCACTGCTCACCGAGGCAGTGGTACGGTTCCAGAGTGAGTCCATCACGGAAGTTTTTCCTGCTGCAGGGCCCGTGAAGACCAGCATCATTGGGAAAAAGACACAAGAGAAGGAGGATGCGGCGAATCGTGTCAGAGATGACATGAACTACCAACTGACGGAAGTCATGACGGAGTACCGCCCAGAGCACGAGAAGCTGCTGTGGAACCTGCCGATTGCCGGTTCCGCGTTCAAGAAGGTGTACTACGACCCGAACCTGCGCAGGCAGGTGTCGATGTTTGTCCCGGCTGAGGACATCATCCTGCCGTACGGTACGTCGGAACTCTCGTCTTGCCCACGCGTTACGCATCGGATGCGTAAGTCGAAGAACGACATCGTCAAGCTGCAAGCGGCTGGGTTCTACCGCGACATGGACCTTAGTGATCCGACGAAGGATGTCACTGAGATCCAGAAGAGTAAGGACGAGGAGACGGGGTTCTCAGCTTCGTACGATGACCGGTACCACATCTACGAGATCCACGCGGAGCTTGATCTGCCTGGATTTGAAGATGAAGAAGACGGTGAAGCCACCGGCATCGCGCTGCCGTACGTCGTTACTATCTTGAAAGATACCCAGGAGATTCTGTCCATCCGCAGGAATTACTTGGAGGATGATCAGACGCGGCAGGCACGGCAGCACTTCGTGCACTACCAGTACGTCCCTGGGTTCGGAAGCTACGGATTCGGTCTGATCCACCTCATCGGGGGTGCGGCCAAGAGCGCTACGTCGCTGACCCGGCAACTGGTCGATGCGGGCACCCTGGCGAACCTGCCCGGGGGTCTGAAGAGCCGTGGCCTGCGGATCAAGGGGGATGAAACGCCCATCGCTCCGGGCGAGTTCAGGGATGTGGATGTGCCCTCGGGGACGGTGCGCGACAACATCATGCCCCTGCCCTACAAGGAGCCCTCACAGACGCTCCTGTCTCTGCTGAACGGCATCGTGGATGAGGCCCGCAGGTTCGCCGCCACGGCAGACATGAAGGTCAGCGACATGAGCGCCCAGGCGCCGGTGGGTACCACCCTGGCGCTGCTGGAGCGGCAGTTGAAGATCATGAGTGCAGTCCAGGCTCGCATGCACTTTGCCATGAAGCAGGAGTTGAAGCTCCTGGCCGCGATCATCAGGGACTACACCGACGAGGACTACAGCTACGAGGCAGAGTCGCCGGAAGGTGCTCGGGCCAAGCGCAGCGACTACCGCTACACCGAGATCATCCCGGTGTCGGATCCGAACGCGGCCACGATGAGTCAGCGGGTGGTGCAGTACCAAGCAGTGCTGCAGTTGGCCCAGGGGGCACCGCAGATCTACAACCTGCCCAAGCTGCACCGGCAGATGCTGGAAGTGCTGGGCATCAAGAATGCAGAGAAGCTGGTTGAACTGCCGGAAGACCGCAAGCCCACGGACCCCGTCACGGAGAACATGGATGTGCTGCGGATGAAGCCGCTGAAGGCGTTCGCGTACCACGACCACGAGGCGCACCTTGCAGCCCATCAGGCGTTCATGCAGGACCCGAAGATCGGTGCTGTCATGGGCCCGAACCCGATGGCGCAGCAGATGATGGCCTCCCTCATGGCGCACATCGCAGAGCACACAGCGTTCGCATACCGAGCCCAGATCGAGATGCAGCTTGGTGTGCCGCTGCCTGCCCTGGACGAGAACGACGAAGTGCCTATCCATCCGGACGATGAGAAGTCGATTGCTCCGCTGATCGCCGCCGCTGCACAGCGCACGATGATGCAGAACCAAGCGATGGCCGCGCAGCAGCAAGCGCAACAACAGTCGATGGACCCGGAGATGCAGATCAAGCAGGCTGAGCTTCAGTTGAAGGAACGCGACAGCCAGCGCAAGGCGATGAACGATCAATACGACTTTGAGCTTGGCAAGGCCCGCCTGGAGCTTGACCGCTTCAAAACCATAATCGATGCTCAGAAAGGCAAAGAAGATCCTCGGCTGAAAGCTGCAATGGCTCAACAGGAGTTGAGCCACAAGGAGCAGATCCATCAGCAAAAGATTCGCCAGCAGATGCAGAGCGACGCAATGAAAGCTCAACGCGAAGCCCAGAGGGCTGCGCAACGCGCTCAGCAACCTAAGCCTGGAGTTCAGTGATGGACGATATCAAAGCTCTATCAATCTTGCGCAAGAAGTTGCGCGAGCGTATGAATGATCTCGCCGATACCGTAGCTGGTGGAGGCGCTAAAGATTTCGGTGATTACCGGAATCTCTGCGGACAGATACACGGACTGGCTGTCGCAGAGCGTGAAATCCTTGACCTACAGTCTGCAATGGAGCAATCTGATAATGAGTGAACTCGTCCTGTCGGACGGTAAATCCGAAACCGTTCTACCCGAGACCCCTGAGGAAAAGGCACGACAAGTGCCGGATCCCGTGACCTACCATCTGCTGTGCATTCTTCCGAAGGCTGAAGAGTCGTTCGAAAGTGGCCTGCTGAAAGCAGGACAAACGATGCACTTCGAGGAGGTTCTCTCCCCGGTGTTGTTCGTCATGAAGATGGGCCCGGACTGCTACAAGGATCCCATTCGATTCCCCTCCGGCCCATCCTGCAAGGTGGGCGACTTCATCCTTGTTCGCCCGAACAGCGGCACTCGGATCAAGATCCACGGGGAAGAGTTTCGCATCATCAATGACGACAGCGTCGAAGCGGTGGTTCAAGATCCGCGTGGCGTGCAGAGGGGGTAACCATGGCACTGGACAACGAAGAGTTCAAGTTCCCGGACGAAGTGCCGGTGAACACCAAGGACGAGAAGGTCGATTTCGAGATCGAAGGTGACACCGAGATTGAGGTTGTCGATGACACCCCCGAGGTGGATCGTGGCCGCAAGCCGTTGGATCGTCCGGTCAATGACCCTACCGACGATGAGCTTCAGGACTACAGCGAGAAAGTCCGATCACGCATCAAAGAATTGACGCACGCCCGTCACGACGAGCGTCGCGCCAAGGAAGCGTTGGAGCGGCAGCACAACGAAGCCATCAGGGCTGCGCAAGCTTTGGTCGATGAGAACAAGAAGCTCAAAGACCAGTTGACCCAGGGGCAGACTGGCTTCATCTCCCAGGCGCAGAAGCTGGCAGAAGTAGAGGTCGAAAAGGCCAAAGCTGCACTCAAGGCCGCGCATGAGGCTGGTGACACCGAAGCCTTTGTGGAGGCTCAAGCCAAGCTCAATGAGGCGATCTTCAATCAGCAGCGTGTCAAAGCGTTCAAGCCCTCCTTGCAAAAGACGGCAGAACCTGATAACGTGTCGCCACAACAGGCCGCGCCCACAGCACCGGTTCAACAACCTGACGCCAAGTTCGTTGCTTGGAGACAGAAGAACCCGTGGTTCGGTGAAGACGATGAGATGACGAGCTTGGCGTTCGGCCTGCATAACAAGCTCGCCAAAACCGATATTCAGGTTGGATCGGACGAGTACTACTCGGCCATCGACCGCAGAATGCGGCAAGTCTTCCCGAACAAGTTTGAGTCGGCGGAACAGCCGCCGACCAAGAAACCCGCTACTGTTGTAGCGCCATCAAGCAGATCTACGTCGGCCAAGAAGATTGTGCTGACGCAAAGCCAAGTCGCTATAGCTAAGCGTCTGAACCTTACCCCACAACAGTACGCTCAAGCTGCAGCGGATCTTCTGAGGAGCCAAAATGCCTGAGACCCCACGGATCCCCCGCGAGTTCGATTCTCGCGCCAAGGCAGAGCGCCCCAAGGCGTGGATGCCTGCTGAACTGCTGCCTGATCCCCCCAAAGATCCGGCGTACGCATACCGTTGGATTCGTGTCAGCACCTTGGGTGTAGCCGACCCGAGGAACATTTCCTCCAAGATCCGCGAAGGTTGGGAACCTGTCAAGATGTCGGAGCACCCCGAGTATGCCCACCAGTGTGACGAGAAGCCTCGTGTGCCTGGGAGCATCGAAGTCGGTGGTCTGATCCTCTGTCGAACCCCCAAAGAGTTGGTTGAACAACGGAACGCCTTCTACAACGGTCAGGCAACCGGGCAGATGGAATCTGTTGACAACACCTTCATGCGCGAGAACGATCCCCGTATGCCGCTGTTCAAGCAGCGTCGTTCCGAGGTGTCGTTCGGACGCGGCCAATGATCAAGGAGGCTTAAATGCCCTATCCCACCATTGACGCACCCTACGGGTACAAGCCGGTCAATCTGATCGGCGGTCAGGTGTTCTCGGGTTCGACCCGGGAGTACCCGATCACCTACAACTACGGCACCAACATCTTCTACGGTGATCCGGTCATTCTTTCGAGTGGCTTCATCAACATTGCCACGGTGCCGATCAACACCACCAATACCACGGTCGGTGTGTTCCTTGGCTGCTCGTTCACCGACCCGGTGACCAAGCAGAAGCGATTCAGTCAGTTCTATCCGGCGAACACGCTGGCTGGTGATATCCGTGCCATCGTCTGCGACGATCCTGACACCGTCTTCCGCATCGCTGTGGTGACGGCTGCTGGCGTCCAGACCATTGGTTCGATGTCGCAAGTCACGGTCGGCCAGAACGTCGCTGGCTCGACGACCACGGGCAACGCCGCGACTGGCAACAGCACGCTGGGCGTCGTCGGTGCGACGGGCAACACGGCAAGCGCTGGCTTCCGCGTCCTGGGTCTGGTGCCTGACACGCAAGTCTCTACGTCTTGCACGTATTCCAGCGGCTCGGGCAGCAGCTCCATTGTCGTGTCTGGTCTGACTATCGGTCAGGTCATTCCGATCGGCACGGACATGTACCAGCTTGTTCCGGCCACGGGGCAGTTGCAGTGGGTTGGCGCGGTGAACTCGGCGGCTACGGTGTCGTCTACGACGGCACAAACGCTGACGATGGCTGCTACCACCACGGTTGCGGGTCCGTCGCTTGCGTTGGTCCAGAGCCCGGAAATCCTGGCGAAGATCAACTTCAACGTCCACCGCTACTACATCGCCTGATAAGGAGCATCCATCATGGCAATTTCTCGTGCCCAACTACTGAAGGAACTGCTCCCTGGTCTGAACGCCCTGTTCGGTCTGGAGTACAAGCGATACGGCGAAGAGCACAAGGAGATCTACGAGACGGAGACCTCCGAGCGTTCGTTCGAAGAGGAGACCAAGCTCTCCGGCTTCAGCGCCGCCCCGGTGAAGAACGAAGGTTCGGCCATCGCGTATGACAATGCGCAGGAAGCCTGGACCGCTCGTTACAACCACGAGACCATCGCTATGGGCTTCTCCATCACCGAAGAGGCGATGGAAGACAACCTGTACGACAGTCTGTCGGCGCGGTACACCAAGGCTCTTGCTCGGGCCATGGCGTACACGAAGCAGGTCAAGGCCGCTGCCATCCTGAACAACGGTTTCTCCAGCGCCGTGACCTACGGCGACGGTCAGCCTCTGTTCAGCACCGCGCACCCGCTGGTGTCTGGTGGCGTCAACAGCAACCGTCCCTCGACGAACGCTGACCTCAACGAAACGTCCCTGGAAGCGGCTGTGATCCAGATCGCTGCCTGGACCGATGAGCGTGGCCTCCTGATCGCGGCTCGCCCCCGCAAGCTGATCGTGCCCCCGGCGCTTCAGTTCGTTGCCACCCGTCTGCTGGAGACCAACCTCCGTGTTGGCACCTCTGACAACGACATCAACGCCCTGAAGAACAACGGGTCGGTGCCGGAAGGCTACACGATCAACCACTGGCTGACGGACACGAACGGCTGGT